GCAATAGAAAAATTTAAAGCAGTACTAACATCGCGTCCTCCAGCGTTTACAGTAACGCCCCGTGAGGACTCTGATGTGAAACTGGCTACGCTATGGCGTACAGTAATGAGTTATATCTGGGAAAACTCACAAGGTGATTGGCAGTTAAAAGAAGCTATTCATGATTATGCTATCACCGGTATGGGTTATATGTATGCTTATATTGATCCAGAATCAGATTTCGGTAGAGGTGACGTCAAGTTCACCTATGTTAACCCTTTTCGGGTCTATGTCTCTCCATCCACCAGAAACAGGTGGTACGACGACGCTGAAGGCGTCATTCTCTCTACCATATTAACTGGTGAGCAAGTCGTTAACCTCTACCCTGAATTAGGCCCGCAAGTTGATGAAGAATCCGGTGAAACGGTTCCGGGTATTATTTCACAGCTTGAGGCTTACAATGAAGAAGATTATCCCTCTGCCCAAAATAAGAACTCAAGAACTATATTTACACCGGCGGAAGTAAAGGATAGTGATCTATACCATCGCGAAAAGTTTCAGGTACTGGAAAGATACTATAAGGTTAAGGTTGATTATTACCGCGTTATTGATATGCAGTCTGGTGAAGAGGTTATTTTTGATGAGGAAGAATACATACAATTTGTTGAAGATAACCGTGAACGCGTAGAATCAAGTCAGTATGAAGTGATACCGGTACAGCAATCAAGAATTAAAGTGTGTGCTACTATGGGTCAGATTGTTTTATACGAGGCGGTACTACATACAGATGTTTATCCAATCGTTCCATTGCCCAACATTTGGACAGAAACACCATATCCTAAATCAGATGTTTCGCGGGCTAGGCCAATGCAAAGACTATTAAATAAACTATGGTCGTTAGCATTGTCCCACGCGCAGGCATCAGCTGGTTTAAAGTTGTTAGTTCCAATGGGTAGTGTTGAAGATGTCAGTCAATTGGAACAGGATTGGGCAAATCCTAATGCTGTTATTGAAATTGACAGTTCACAGGGTGAACCTCATTATCCAGCACCTCAGGCACTGGCTTCAGAGTTTTATAAACTTATCCAGCAATGTGAGCATTATATTGATTTTACCTTTGGCCTGCCGGAAATGATGCATGGCTTTTCTGATAAGGCACCGGAGACAGTACGCGGTACAGAACGAATGATTGCACTGGGTACAGAGAGACCAAAGTCAAAACTAAGGGACATTGAGTTTAGTATTAATCGTCTTGGCAAGGTGTTGTACAACTTTTGCAAGGGACATTACACATATAAAAAGATTTTTAGGCTGGTACAGGCCAACAATGATTTAACAGAAGCAATGGCAAATTTCTATGATGATACAACAAATGCTGTTTTAGATATGAAGAAAGATAAACATAATCTTTCACAGCATGATGTTCGCATAGAACCCGGCTCAAGCTTGCCGACTAGCAAATGGGCCGAGCTCTCTGTTTATCTGGAAGCATTTCAGCTTGGTATTGTAGACAAATATGAAGTACTGAAGAAAAATCCAGAAATATTTGATAAAGAAGGTATCCTCCGTAGAACTGAAGAACGTCAGCAGTTAATGCAACAGGTTCAGGCTATGGAAGAACAGATAAAGAATTTGGAGGGTGACCTCCAAACTGCCCAGAGGGAGTCTGTGCATGATAGAAAGCGCGTCGAGGTTGAGAAATTTAAATCTCGATTGTCGGAAATTGCATCAGACGCCAAAGCTGATAGAAGGGTTCAGTTAAACAAACTACAAAGCGAAGTGAAGCTCGAAGCGGAGAAATTGGTTGGTTCCATGCCGGAACCCGGTTCTGCTCCAAAAGCTTAGAGACATTTAGATAAGGAGTCATAATGGACACTACACAGACAGAGGCCACTACCGAATTCGTCAGTGGTGAAGAAGGACAAGCTGATATTATAGATCAGGTTGTAAATGAAGCAGATGGTGAAGCTATGCAGGCTGAAGAGGCTGTTGAGCAAGAAATAGATTGGCAAGGTGAGGCTAAAAAGTTTCAATCAATGTATGATCGAACTTATGCTGAGAACGGTAAGCTTAAACAGCTTGAACCGTTAGGGCAATTACTGGAATCTCGCCCAGACCTAGTTGATCTATTACAGAACAACATCAACGGATCGCAAGCAAAGGATCAACCATCTAAACCAGCACTGCCGGAAGAGGATTTTAACCCTTGGGAAGCCTACTACAAGCCGGGTTCACAATCATATGAATTTCGTAAGAATCAAGAATTAGACCTTACGAATCAAGTTGTGGGTCAGGCATTGCAAAGGCAGGAGCGTCAAATGGCGGAACAAATGACCTACAACAACACGGTTAATGAATTACGTAATACATACAAATTCTCAGATGATGATGTAAATAATTTTATGCAGTTTGTTACACAACCGAAGGAACAGGTAGGTTTGCCTAATCTTGTAAAACTATATCGTGACGTCAATAAAGGCGGCATAGTAAGTGATACAGCACAGGCAGTAACCGCCGCGAAGAATGCTCCGCGTAGCCCCGGCGCTATACAAGGTGCACCACCTCAGACAAAATCAGATGTTGATAAAGTCTGGGATAGTGTAATGGGCGTGGGGGATAAAACGGTATTTTGATAACAAATAACTCACGGAGATAGAAAATGGCTATTACTAGCGGAACTCTAAAGAGTAGCTCGATTACTGCGGCGGCAACGTCGGCTGACGTCGGAACGGCCCCAGATCAAAGGCGGTTGTACGACTTTGGTGATCGTGTTGCTGAATTATCTCCAGAAGAGTCACCGTTCTTTGTATATCTAAATAAAGTAGCGAAAGCACCAACGAATGATCCTGTATTCCGGTTTCTGGAAAACAGGTCGCGGATTGATTGGACAAGTAGGACATTCCTATTATCTGCCAATGTTAATGGCGGTTCAGCTGTAAGTGCAGGGAGTGCATACTCCTTTACGGTTGATACCCCTAACGGAAGTAGTGGTTCGGTTGATTACCTTGTAAAAGGTATGGTGTTTGCTGTGCAGACCCTTGATTCTACAGCAGGTGTTTCATACGCCTCTGTCAGAATTGATTCTGCTCCAAGCGATCAGGGAAGTGAAACGTCTTTTACAGGACGAGTTATATCTCTCCCTAATTCCAGCTTTGGTTCTGGTTACAATGTCATGTCAGATAATGACAAGTGTCAGGTTGTTGGTACTTCTTTTGAAGAAGGTACTGGTTCACCTGATGTCTGGTCAGATAGTATTGATGATGATTTTGGATACACCCAGATTTTCAAAACTGCGGCTGAGTTGACAAACACAGCTATTGCTACCAATTATAGAGGATATGCCAATGAATGGCAACGAGTCTGGAATCAAAAACTAAGAGAACATAAGGTTGACATTGAAAGAGCAATGTTATTTGGACAAAGAGCACGTATCAGCGGGATTCAGTATTCTGAAGGTATCGTAGGTCATATTACGGCCAACGCGGCACCAACCAATGATAATAGTGCATTGTCTTATTCTTCTGGCTCACCATATAGCAGGACTGTTGCTTCCGCAGAGTTCACTTATGATTTATTTTTAAGTGACATGGAAGTTCTAATGGATCCGGCACGTGGCGGAGAATCTCAGAAGCTTGCTTTGGCAGGTCTACCTGTGATCACTTTGTTTAACAAGTTAGGTTCTGGCGGATTCCTTGATGGGTCGCTTCAATTAGCGACTGATACAGCTGGTTATCAATTAGGTATTTCTCATGAAAAAGTCAGTGGTTCTTTTGGACATAGTATTATGAAAGTTGATACTGTTCATGGATCAATTGGCGTTGTTAAAGAGCCTCTATTTAGAGGACTTGCTAACGCTTTCATGTGCTTAGTTGATATGAGCAAGGTTTCTTACAGACCTCTGGTTGGTAATGGGCTTAATCGTGACACTCACATTATTTCAAATGTTGTATAATTTTGAAGCAATTAGTTAGAGGAGTTAACGATGAGAGCTGATTATTTAAACGAAAATAGTGGACGCACGTTTGACTATAAAAAGAAAGTTGAACTTATTAGTGCGGCTAAAACCATGTCTATTGCAGACAGTGGGAAAGAGTTTTATGTAGAATCTTCAGGTGGTGCTTATACAATAACCCTGCCGACTGGCGGAGATATTGAAGATGGCATGCATTACAAATTCTGGATAAACGAAAATACACCTACTGGTGCAGTGACTATTGCGGCTGGAAGCGCTATCGTCTTTGGTAAAGTAAATGAAACCGAAGTCGATACTGGCGATGATGGCCCGGGTTCTAGTGCAGATGGCGCAACCGGTGTTTCTAATGTTATAGTAGGAACGTCGGCTTTGAAGGGTGACTACCTAGTACTCGACGCTTATGGCGAAGAGTGGTATCTATGGGGTCAATCTGGAAAAGATGGCGCTGTGACTACATCCTAATCCGAATAAATAAGGATTAACAGTTTTTGAGGACTGTGGGGTAGATCAATAAAAGGTCTACCCCGAACCTCATAAAGTTTTTTAACAGTTAACAAGCCCATTCATGGACAGCCAGTCCTTAGGGCGGGAGGATAA